TTGATGTCCATGTAAAATTAGATGGAGTTAATTTCTATCAAGATTTCTTACATCCTGAAATTAAATATGCAGATATTAAATCAAGCTTAGATTTAATTCCAACTGGACCGCTATCAAATACTGATATCCATATACATTCTAAAGTTAACTTTTTAAGTGCAATACGCTTGTATGAAATTCCATCTTTCTTTCAACACTATAATCTTTCATGGTCAGAAAGCAATGACAATAGTATGATGAAAGCTAATAATTTACCACAAAAACTTAAAGATAAATTAATTAAAAAATATGAGAAGACTAGAAACTTTAAAGATATAGCTGATGTTTTAAGAAAGCCACCTGAAGAAGATTTCGATTCAAAAGAATTATATGAATATATGATGACAACTTATAATAAAGAAAATTTATTTGATCTCACTTTATTTGATACATTTCCAGAACTTATACCAGACTATGGAGGTTTAGATCCTGAAGAATATTGTGTAGAACTACCACAACTTGCTGAAGTAGCAAACTCATGTAGAGATTTTTTAAATAAACTTTTAGACAGTAGACCAGAATTACCTCCAGCCAAATCTCGTAAGGATGCTGAAAAGATATTTCTTAAAAAAGGATTACCTGTTCCTGCCACTCCAGCAGAGCAACCCGCTCTATTTGATGGTGATATAAAAGGACAAGTATGGTATGACGGTATAATATGTTATGAGATACCACGACCTCACGCAGTATACAATATAATTAATGAGGATTTATTTAAAGAAGATCCAATACGTGCTTACTTAAGTGAAAAAATTCAAGGTGTAGATTTTTTAGCACATAAAGATACCGGATGTGTTTTAATATTTCCATATGATACTGATGATAGTTATAAATTACAATATCAATCAGAGCATGGTAAGCTTCTTTACGAGCATAAATACAAGTATGATAAGGATAATAATGTAATACCTATCCTGCATAACGGTATGGTTCACCAACACCAAGTAATTTATGAAAGTAAAAAAACTAAATACTGGATTCAAATAGTAATAAATCCTAAAAAGGGTGGTTGGAAAGAACTAAAGGAACAAATAAACAACGGTATATTTTTTAACAATAAAAGAGAAAGAAATGGATCAACTAGAACATCTAGATAAGAGAAGACATATAATGAAGTTCTCCGATGTAGCTCCAGCAAAAGAGCTTATTGAAGAACTATTATGGAAGGCATGGAAGGTAACACCTTCAAAGAATAACTTTATGCCATATCAGGTAAATGTATTAGGCCCTGATAAACAAGCTGAAAAAATATCAGTATGGAATAAATCAAAGAAGAATAAAAAACGTACTAACGAAGAACAAATACCAGGTTCTGAGTTTAACGAGTTTGAAGAATGGGATGACAAAGATGGCACTAATATATACTTTGACCATCTAACATCTGCACCATATCTTTTAGTTATCACTCAAAGAGTTGAGATGGGTAATCAAATGTATCAGAAAAATGTAAGAGAAGGTGACTATTATGAACAAATGCATGCAGAAGCTTTACCATCAATAGCGAGAGGTACTTCTGTTGAGGTAGGTATGTTTGCAGCTAACCTAACTTCATTTGCTATCGAGGCTGGAATAGATGCTTCAACTATACTTTGCTTTCCAGCAGATATAAAAGAATGGGGTGACTTACCATGGGTAGAACACCCTGTGCTTTTACTTATGAGTCTTGGAAATTGTGAGGAGTCACGAAGAGAATTCATGGCAAGAACTAATCAGGTAATGCATGAACTAGACTTAAAACCGGAGCCGGAGAGCGTAATAAACTGGGTATAAAGTTGTACATTTGAACTAAACTATGTTATAATATACTATGGAAAAAACTATATTTTTATTAATTGATTTTGAAGGACATCCACTGGTATCAGATGAGATGACTAATAATCTTAGGTATTCATACTTAAAACAATTATTATTTAATGATATGTCAGATGCTGATTACTTTAATTTAATTATCGTATCAGACCATACTGATCTTCATAGTAAAATGAATGAACTTCAAGTGATGACAGAAAAAGAAGGTCGTCACACATGGATAAATATTGATCCAGATAATCCACCTACGGTTGATGATATTGTATTAAAGGTAGCTCAAAAGGGTTATAAAATTCAAAATGTTGTTGTAGGTGGTTGTAATACTGTAGGTTGTGTTTTTGATGCAACCTCATATTCTTCATTATACTGGGCTAAAGCAGGATATCCTGTACAGATATTTCTTCCTATGTGTGCTGATTATCAAGTAAGTGGTTTAAATCAAGTTGAAGTAAATATGACTGCATTTGGAGATATATATAATGCAATCAAGAAGAATGATGTATTTAAAGAGATCGATCTTATAAGCAGAGTATATACAATATGGTTAGATCCAAAATTAAAATATGTCGTTAATGACAAGGGTGAATCTAAAAGAGGAATAGGACAATGAGTGAAGAAAATTTTGACATTTCAAACTATGTAGATGAATGGAATGAAATACCTAAGGAAGCAGTAAAGCCATTACCGAGGTTTATGACTAAAGGTGGTCCAGGTGACAATGAATTTGAAATGTCTTTACTTGATGGCAAAGTTGATACATCAGCTTGGTTTGTTGATCCTCTTATAGAAGAACAAGGAGATAATACAGGTCCATGGAATTATAATCCTGATGTACTTGAGAAAGGAACATATGCTCAAAAAGCAAAAGACCAAGAGTTATTCTTTTGTCACATTCCATTTACTCAATTGTATATAGAAATGGGTGGTCATTATGCAGCATGTTGTTTTGGCGCAGAAGCAGATGGTAGGAATGGTTTACCAAATAATACTGTAAACAATACAACATTAAAAGGATGGATGGAAGATGGCGAATATATGAATAATATTCGTAATGAAATGCTAGATCCAAAGTCTGACTTTGAGTTTACTAAGAAGGCATGTAAGAGATGTATAGCTGATGAGAGACGTTATGGTAGATCACGAAGAACTGCAAGTATTAAAATTGCTAGCAATGATAGTACCTATTGGCAAATGATTGAAGACGAAGTAAAAATGTTTCAAATGACTGGCCAGTTCCAGATGGAACAACGAATGATTGAAGTTCAATTAAAAGTTTATGGTGATGAGTGTAACTTAGATTGCTTTATGTGTATGCATGACAATTCTTCAATACGACAAAAGGTTGCTTCAGAAGGAGTATGGAGCGATGAAGTGTTTGGTAGTTATTCATGGAATGTACCAGTAGATACTATTGATAAACAAACTGGTGTTGTAAAAAAAGCAAACATGAAAAACTTTAAGAATGGTAATATCGATGGTAATAATGTAGAAGACATGATAGAACAGACCATGAAGATAGCACCATATATACGAAGCATTAAGATCATCGGTGGTGAACCACTGATTATGAAAAAGCATTATGAGTTATTAAAAAGATTAATTGCAGCAGATCAAGCTCAACATATTATAATCAAATACCAAACAAACCTAACAGAAACAAAAGCTGGTAACCATAATATCTTTGACTATATACCTCACTTTAAACTTGTTTGTATGGTAGCATCTGTTGATGGTGTTGGTAAAACTATTGAGTATATGAGAAGAAGAACCGATTGGGATAAGGTTATAAAGAACACTGAGTATTGTAGAAGATACGATAATGTCAATGTTGACTTTAATGGATTAGTTTCTTTGCTAAGTGTAATGAGATTTTATGAAGTGATTGATTATTGTTTAGACAATCCTATCATAGATCAAATAAACTGGGCTTTATTAGAAACACCAATAAATTTCAGAGTAAATAACCTACCAGAAAAAATTAAAAAAGATTTAATTCCTAAGTATGAACTCTGGCCTGATATTCAAGCAGCACTTAAACTGCCTCAAGATCCTGGTGCAGATCTTCAAGAAGTGATTGATTACTTATTGAAAGGTGATGAATATTATACAGGAACAAGATGGGAATCACATTTATTTGATGTATTTCCAGAGTTAAAAGAATTTTATATAAAACCAGAAGATCGTGATAAGAAACACCAGAAAAATAAAAAAGTAGTAGCAGCCCATATAGGTATTAACAAAGCAACTACATTTGCAACCAGTGATGACTATGTCTAAAGAATTAAATAAACACATGACTAAAGGTGGCCCTGGTGATAAGTTCTTGGGTGGTGGCAAAGTAGATACTAGTAAATGGTTTGAGAATTTACCTGACTTAGAAGAACAAATTAAGAATGAAGAAATTTGGTTTTGTTCTGCACCGTTCTCTTTATTATATACAAATACAATGGGAGAACTTGCACCATGCTCATGGGCCGAAGAACAAGTTGGACCTAATATTGAAAATACTACCCTTTATGATTATTTTACAAGAGATGAAAGTTTAAATAAATTACGTGAAGAGATGCTTACCCCTGGTTCTGATCTTAAGCAAGTTGATAAGACATGTTATAATTGCAGACACCAGGAAGAACTTTACGGCCGGTCAAGACGCCAAGCCTCAATGAAAATTCAATCAAACGATATTAGACTATGGCCGAGAATACGTAATTCTGTTGAGGAATTTAGAAAAGATGGTAGAGTTACATTACAAGAAAGAATATTTGAAGTACAAGTAAAGGTCTTTGGTAACCAATGTAATTTAGATTGTTATATGTGTATACCATATGATTCTAGTGTTAGACTTCAAACAATGCATTCAGAAGAATTAAAAGATGAAAATGTATTCTCAGATTATTCTAAGCAAAGACTAAAACTTCCTAAAGTTACAATGATTGATGATGTCATACGGCAAATTGCTGAGTTATCTCCATACATATATAATTTAAAATTAATTGGTGGTGAACCTTTAGTCATGAAGAAGTTTTATAAATTATTACAAGCAGTTATTGATACAGGTCATGCTAAAGATATTATGCTTAAGTACCAAACAAATATGACAGTATTAGAATTTGAAAAACATAAGATTACAGAATACATTCCTGAGTTTCTTTTATTTGAATTTACAGTATCGTTAGATGGTATCGAAGAAGAAAATAATTATATAAGACGCAGATCTAATTGGGAAGAGATTAAAAGGAACATGGAATATGTGAGTCTATATCCTAATGTAGAAGTAAACATAAATGGAACTATATCATTCTTATCTGTACTTAATTTCTATAAATTAATAGAATGGGCAAAGACTAATGGAGATATAATAAAACAAATTAATTGGTCAAACATTAGAGGTCCAGCTAAGCTATGTGCTAATGTGTTGCCACAAAAAATAAAAAATAAACTTATACCTTTGTATGAGGATTTTCCAGACATACAAAATGTATTAATGGAAGGCAACCATGGTCTTAGTCATCAAGACGCATTAGATTATTTATTGATGCAAGATAACAAATACAAAGGAACAAAATGGGAGATGCACTTATTTGAAGTTTTTCCAGAACTAGAAGAGTTTTATAATCCCGCAGCAATACAAAAGAGAGATGAAGGCTTTATTAATGACATACAAGTTGTAGATTTAAATAATAAAGTTCAAAAAATTCAACCACAAATAGGAGCAACATAATGGATCCAAGATTAAGAAGAACCGAAGTAAAACAAGCGGTGGACGTTGCTAGAGTTGCACAAAGAAACTGGGATTTAGATAGACAGATTCCAGAAGAAGATTTAGAAACATTAATTTATGCAGCACAAAATAGTCCAAAGAAACAAATGGAAACACACTTTTCTTTACATGTATTTACACACAAAGAAAAGATTAGAGAGATATATGATCAAACTAAAAAGTTTTCTGTATATCCTGTAACTGATGTATCACCAGAAAATGAAGATGACTGGAAACCACCTGAAAATATGTTTGCAGATATTGATGGAAACTTTTATCAAGATGATCATTTTTCTGTAAAGAATTCTCAGATTTTAGCAAATGCTATGTTTGTTTATTGCGAGGATAAGCGTTCAGTAAGAGGTGGTACACACTTCATGGCTAAAGTAGATGGAGCATCACCAAACGTTAAATCACTTTATGAAGAGCAAATAGATTTTTCAATTGGTATTTCAGTTGGAATATTATTAAATTCTGCAGCAATGATGGGATATAAAACAGGTATATGTTCAGCACTAGAAGATGATGAGATAGCACATTTATTACCATTAGACCCAGATGGCAGCATGCAAAATCCTAAGCTGCTTATCGGTATAGGATATGATAATCCAGGAGTTGATAGAACTTTACACCAGGAAACTATGAATAAAGATTTACCTGAAGATCGTAGACAAGGTGATGATGATGCACTATTTAAGTTCCCTACATTTGAAGGTATAACAGATGTATATATAAATGGAGAGAAACAGTAATGAGTTCGAGTGAGGCAGCAATGAATAAGCAAAAGGAAGATCAAGAACAAGAACTTGATATCGGTGAATTTGTATTAGAGATTAAACCACGGTGTTTAACCTTTGAACCAAAAGCTTATCATAAACCTGCTGCCTATACATCCGATGGCTTTATGTTACCATGTTGTTGGTTAGATGACCCAAAGAATGATTTTGGTGTAGAATATTTTGGATTAAAAGATGAACACCTTCGAGTAAATAAAGCTGAATCGATTGAAGCAATATTTAAATCAGAAGAGTGGGATCATTTCTTCCATACATTACTATATGACCAAAAGCATGCGATGAAACATTGTAAATATAAGTGTGGTAATTTAAGGAAAGATAATAATTTATACTTGACGGAAACAATATAATGGCAAGATTTACAGAGCTACAACCTACAGATAGAGTTTCAGATTGGTATGCACATAACGAGGTATGGGGATCACCTAATATTGACTCATCACATCGTTGTATTCTAAGGTGTCCACAATGTTTAAGACAAAAGAAAGAAGGTGGACCACGTATTAAGAGAGCATATGATCTTGAGACAGAAGATTTTCAAAAGCTTTTAGATTACTATCAACATTGTGTAACATTCTGTGGTCAAATATCAGATCCAATATACAATCCAAACTTTTTAACATTCTTGAAAATGCTAGATGGTACTGGAAGAGGTGTACGCATTGCCACATGTGGTCAATCAGTTAAAGGTCGTCACACTCGTGAATGGTGGGAAGAAGCATTCACTTATGGTATGAATGAGAATGCATGGTACTTTGGCGTAGATGGTATAGATAAGAAGAGTGAACTGTATCGTATCGGTTCAAACTTTGATGAAGTATGGGAGACGATGCGATTAGGTAAATCAATGGGTGTTGCTATTGTTTGGCAGTATATTGTTTTTGGTTATAACGAACATGAGATAGAGATTGCAAAACAAATGGCAAAAGATGAAGGCTTTACTTTATTGTTAGTAAAAACGAATAGAGGATTTGATCCTCAAGCAAGAAACATACGTGACAATATGAAAGAAATTTATAATAATTTTCCAGCACCAAGTAAGAAAAACACGGTAAAGAAAATTAAGAACGAAGAATATTTTAATGTCACTAAAGAATTAGAGACTTGGAGAAATACAAGGAATACATAATGGAAGTAACATATAATGGAATAACGATTGATTTATTCAACGTTGAAGATTGTAAAGAATTAGTTGATGTTAAGCTTGGAGATAATGGTTTACCTGAACAAGTTTTAGTATCGTTATCAGGTGGATGTGATTCTGCTGCAGCACTTTATCTGTGCCTCACACATTTCCCAGAGATTGAATGGTTACCATATACATGTAGAGATTTAAATGCACCTGCTGATGCAGATTCTGCAATCATGTTTATTGATAAGATGCAAAAAGAATTTCCACATGCTAATCTACAAGATATACAAGTATTCGAATTTGATGATAAAGATCCTAAGCATTTTGCTGATGCTAACTATTGTATCAAACATTATGACAGATATAAAGATATGACAACTGTTGGAATGGTAAAGGTACTATTAATAGATAGAATCACAAGAGGTCTTATGAACAAATACGATCATCCATTACGATTTGATGGCATGTCAAAAAATCCATCTGAAGAAGAAATGATAGCTGGTGGATTCTTAGATGTAAGTGAACCTCGCCGTACTCATGATGAGAATTGGCCAACAATGGCTAGACAAATATATCAGCCATTTATTAATGTTGATAAAAAGTTTGTTGCTGATGTTTATTTTCAGCATCCGTTTATGCTTAAAGAAATTTATCCACATACTAAATCATGTACTGGTACAGCATGGTGGACTAATAACTTTACAAGGGTATGTGGTAAATGTTTCTGGTGTCATGAAAGAAACTGGGCATTTGGTGATGAACTATATCCAATAAAAGACTTACCACAATTAGATCGACCACCATCAGACTATGATCCTAGGAAAACAGCATGAAGAAAATATTAATAGCTAGTGGCTGTAGCTACACAGATAACCAATTTAGATCTGCGGCTCACCCAGATATGGATGTGTCTTGGCCTAAGTGGCCAGAAATTGTAGCTAAAGAATTAGATATGATATGTATTAATTTAGGAAGATCAGGATCTGGTAATGAATACATATACTCATCAATACATGATATTATTCTTAGAGTGAAAGATAAAAGTCAAATAGGTTTAGTTATAGCTGGATGGTCACAATGTTTTAGACAAGATTGGCAAACGGGTACCATGAGCGGAGTAAATGAAAAAGCGGGATTCGAATCTGATAAGTTTCGAAAAGCTACACCAGACATAAATCGTTTATTTGAGTTTACTACTGAGCAAATGTTAGCTGCAGCTCAAACCGATGAAAAATTGCAAGTTTCAATACATGATCGTCTTGACGAGACATTTATAAAGAAAGCTGCTGGAGCAACTGGTTGGATGAATGATCGAGTAATGCCTCACGGTGATATACTAGGTTGGGTTCGAAAAAGTTTAAGAACATATATGGATTTTCAAACTCTATGCGAATACCACAATTTACCTTATATACATACCCAAATGATACCTATGTATATAGATTTTTTAAGAGGGTTAATGCCTACTGAACAAGAAGTAGAAATGGGTATTGGATATGGACAAAACTCTCACTATTTGTATGATGGTCATGCGGAAGAAGATGAACAAAGTATTCTAAAAATTATATTCGAATACGATAGTTTGATTAATCATGATAAATTTTTAGGTTGGCCAATATCAAGAAAGCTTGGCGGTTCTCCTATGAACTTTAAAGCATTAGGTGGAATGTTTGAAGCGGCTTTAACCAGGGTAGAGAAGGCCGGCCTCACTGCAGAAAGTGATGCGAGGCGTAATTCACCCAATTATATCTCAGTAAGGGATGGTCATCCAAGTAAAGTAGGACAAGAATTATTAGCTAAATCATTTTTGGAGCATTATGAAAAAACTTATAGTTAGCGGAGACAGTTTTACTGATCCACGATTTAGATCAACAGCATATCCAGACATGGATACATCTTGGCCTAAATGGCCTGAGTTGTTAGGTAAAAAATTAAATATGCGAGTAATTAATTTAGGAAGAGGCGGATCAGGCAATGAGTATATATATTCAACACTGCAAGATGCAATTATGAATACGCCTAAAGATGAAATAGGAATGGTTATTGCTGGTTGGTCTCAAGCTCAAAGAAGAGATTATCAAACTAGTAGCCATAATATAGAAGCTAAAACCTGGCATGGCGTTACACCTGAAAATAATGATAGGTATAGTTGGAATGAACATCGAGTAAATCCTGACGGTGATTTAGTAAGTTGGGTACGTAAATCTTTAAGACATTATTATGGTTTACAAGTCTTATGTGAAAGATATGATATACCGTATGTTCAATTTCAAATGATAGATTTGTACAAAGACTATATAGATGGAATAATGCCTACTGAGCACGAGATAATGTTTGAAGGTAAAGATTCGTATGCCGATAGAGAGACATACCCGGGTGACAAGAAAGCTGATGAAGAGAAAATAATGCAAATAATAATAGAACATGAAAGTCATATTGATACATCAAAATTTATAGGCTGGCCAATTACAAGAACACTCGGTGGATGGCCAATGAACCGTGGTGTAATGGGATGGAATCAAATAGAAGAAGAGCCTTATGTCATAGATGAAATTGATAATCATCCGAATGCAGCAGGACAAGAATTAATAACAAAATATATTTACGAATATATCACGAAGAAATAAAATGGCAATAACAGACTCACTAAAAAAGAGAGCTCATGTAGTGCATTATAAAACTGATGATATTCCTACCAAAGATGAGATAGAAAGAATATTAAAAATAGGTTATCCACTTGCATCATCAAAGCAAAATGCCTTTCCATATAAAGTATGGATATTGGGGCCTAATGCAGAACGTAGTGAAAAACTATATCAAATGACTGAACAAAATAAAATAGATTTTGATGGAGATGTAGGTGATAAATATCATGCGAATCCTAATCTATTACATGTTAAGTCTGCTCCATGGACATTAATAACTACACCGCGAGTTGCTCCACCTAATCCATTTGCTGCAGAGCAATGTGAAAAAACAGGAACTAGCTGGGAGATGGGAGAAGAAAGCTTTATACCAAGAGGTAGAGAAACTTGGAGTATAGAAGTAGGAATGGTAGCTAAAACAATTACAGGAGCAGTCTTGGATTACAACCTTGATACTTCATATTGTATTTGTTTTCCTGGAGAAATACAAGACTGGAAAGCAGTTCGTGGTTTTGAATTTATTAAATACTATCCTTATCTAATACAAACTATTGGAAAAGCAGATTTATATAAATGGCAAAATATGAAACCAGAAAGTCTTGCTATGGATACACGCCCTCCATTTGATGATGTGTTTGAATTTGTAGATTAATATGTATAACTTAATTGTGTTAAATCATTTTTATGGTTATCCAGATCTAATGGATAAAGGTACTAACGATATCCGTTATGCACAATTATTACGTATTATAGATAAGTTTAATCCTAATAATACCATATTTCTTTGTTCAGATGATGATTCACAATATTCAATAGATCATGACACACCTGACTTTGACGATAAAAGATTAGAAAGTATTCGTGCAATTGCTGAGAACGAAGGATTTAAATGGATTCGTTATAGTGAGGAAGAAACTATAATAGATATTTTAAATAAAATTAATCCAATGTTAACTGAAGGAACATCAAAAGATATAAAGGTTATTATAGGCGGAACAAATACTTCTGGATGTTTATTAAATAACTCAAATGTAGCTGCAATCAATTGGATTAATTTAGGTTTTAATGTGCAAATATGTTTATCAATATGTGCTGACTATCAAATGGATGGTATTAATTCGGCAGACAAAAATCACAAGGCTATGGCTAAATTATATAACTTTATTAAAGATAATAATATAATAGATAAAGTTGGCATAGAGTATGATATAATAGACTTAAGGAGAAATGAATGACTGGTTGGGATAGAGATTACTTAGAAAATAAAGAAGAGTACTTAGCACTCTTTGATAGTTCAATGCAAAAGGAACAAGAGAGAAATATAGAATTTCTTGAAAAGAATTTACAAGCAGCAACTGGTAGAAAGTTTGCAGTTGCTTGTAGTAGTGGTACCGATGCTTTAATGTTTGCATTAATTAGTTTAAATTTAGAACCTACTGATGAAGTATTAGTAACTAACTTCTCTTGGATCTCTTCAGCATCATGTGTATCTTTAGCTGGTGCCACACCTGTATTTTGTGATGTAGACTTAGACACATATCATATGTATTGGGAAAGTGTTGAAGCAATGATAAGTGATAAGACTAAAGCTATTGTGTACCCACATCTATTTGGAAGTATGAGTGATACTACTATTTTAAGAGACATATGTAAAGATAAAGGTATTGTCTTTATTGAAGATGCAGCTCAAGCTTTAGGTTCTAGTTTATATGGAGAAAAAGCTGGTACTATTGGTGATATTTCTACATTAAGCTTTAATGCAAATAAACAAGTTGCAGGTATCGCTGGAGGTGGTGCTGTACTCACAGACGATAAAGATCAAGCAGTATTATTTAGAAAATTAAGGAAGCATGGTGAACATGAAGTACTAGGATATAATTCGAAAATGCTTGGTATGAATGCTGACTTTATTAATTATAGATTAAACAAGATGAGTGAGTATGATGCTAAAAGACTTGCAGTTGCAAAGAAATATGATGAAGAACTTAAAAATGTAAATGATATTATTATACAAAAACCAGAAGAAGGGCTACAGCATACTTACCATAAATATGTAGTAAGGTTTAAAACAAAAGAAATAAGAGATGCGATCAAGGAAAGAATACCTGGAAGTGGTATACATTATCCTAAACCCATATCTGAACATCCGATGTATAGATTAATCACTCATAGAAAAGATGATTATAGAAATTCAAAACAAATATGTGATACAATACTCACATTGCCGATGCATCCATATTTAACTGATGAAGAAATTAAATCTGTTGCAGATACAATTATGATAATGGCATGATAGATGTAATAAATGACAAACTTGTTTTGATTGATGATATGGGTAATATGGCTCCAATAGAAGATGAAGCCATAAAAGAATTGTATGTCAGCATGAAGGAGTTATTAGGTGATATAAATATAATTGAAGAGGTGAAAGAAGTTGAGCCGATATACTCTTATATAGTAGAGAAAATATATACTATGCCAGATTATATCAAGTGGAATGAAGTTCCGTTTAAAGATAAACCTAAAGAAAAACTAGCTATAGCATTTAACAAATTTATTCATGATAAGATTAATTGACGTACAAAATAACTACTTAGCTATAGACTTCTTTTTGACAATGACCTGTAATAAGGATTGTCATTATTGTACAAGCTATACTCTCGAACAAAGAAATCTTACCGTTGATATGGATTTCTTAAGGAGTACCTTACACTATTTAAGAAACTATAAAGTAAGATGTAACCTTCTTGGTGGTGAGCCTGGTCTAGTTAAGAATCTAGATGAGGTTATTGCAGAAATTAAAAGCAATCCTAATCATGTGTGTGAAGTATTATCTAACTCTACTGTACGTAGAAGATACCCACAAATACTAAAAGATCCTGATATAATATATGTTGAGCATATGATATTAGATTTTTATGAACATGAAATTACATTGTTAGGAAATCCTAATTATGAATATCATGATGAGAATGAATTCAATAACTATAACTTAGTAATCAAGACACCTAACTTTGAGAAGTATAAACATCTATATCCTGAAGCTATGGCTAAATTAGATAATAAGAATACGTTATGGAAAGAGTTTAATGGTAGAGCACCTAACTTTGGTGAGATACAGATAACAAAGCAAGCAGCCGAGATAGATAGGAAGATGTGTGCAGCCTTTCCTATGGTACCTGTTATTAATTTTGAGAATCAAAACTTAGTACATTGTAGTAAGAAGTTTGCAAACAATGCTATCACCTCGAAGGAATTTGAGATCACTCAAGAGAATATAGATAAGATGATGACATTCAAATTATTTAAATATGAAAGTTATTGTGAGACCTGTACAGAATACGTCCAACCGAAAGGACATTTTAATATTAAAAAATATGCGAGCATACTAAATGAATAAAATAATGGCAGTAGCACTAAACCTACACGATCACAATACATATGATGGAGTATGGCATAACCAAAGAGAAAGACAAACACGATTCAAACATAATTTACCATATAGAGTAGAAGCTTATGCTCATCAATCAGATGTATTAAATCCTAGTGACTATAGATTAAATGATGAATTCACAAAGGAATATTTTAAGAAACCTGATGATGGTATCTTAGCATTCACTTATACCTACGGTGGTGTAAGAATGTCAAAGCCAGAATTACTGGAAGGTGTACTCAAAGGGCATGACGAGATATTTGATTGGCAGCCTAAGAAATTATGGGATCATTATTATAAAGATGGTATATACTTTATTGACCATCACCAATCACATGCAGCATATGCTTTTATCAATTCAGGATTCGAGCAATCAGACAAGCTAGCAATAGATGGTATTGGTAATAGATATCGTTGTTGCTTCTTTGATAAAGACGATGTTATGACTGATCTATCAGATGTATTACCTATAGGTTGGTTATGGAATCATATGTCAAATTTAACTGGGTTTGGTACATTAGGCGCAGGTAAACTTATGGGATTATCTGCTTATGGCCAACGCAATGATTACTTCTATGAAATATTCGAAACAATACTTGCTGGTCCAATCACTGAAAAGAAACAAGAGAAGTTTGATGAGTATATTGATTTAAAAAGATACAGAAAACAAGATCTAGCACATACTCTGCAGATATTTACAATGGATAAAATAAGGGAGTATGTTTATCCTCTTCAATCATGTGACAATCTTTGTGTTGCTGGCGGTGTATCTTATAATGGTTATATGAACGAAGAGTTTACTAAGACATGGAAAAATGTCTACGTGCCGCCAGCGGTTGGTGATGAAGGCCAAGCTTGCGGTGCATATCAACATGCTGACTATGTATTAAATGGTAACAAACATATAGTAAGTACATATGCCGGTAAAGAATATGATTTTCATAAAATACCCTATGGTGGTGGTGACGGTTTTGAATGGGGTTATGAAGAATTACTTTGGCAACCTCTTGATATTGAGACTGTTGCTCAAGCAATTGCTCATGGTAAAATAGTAGGATGGTTCCAAGGTAAATCAGAGAGTGGCAATCGTGCATTAGGTAATCGTAGTATCTTAGCAGATCCACGTAATCCTGAAATAAAAAATATTATTAATACCACGGTTAAAAACAGAGAAGATTTTAGACCATTTGCTCCTGCTGTAATGGAAGAACACTATCAAGAATACTTTGATACGAATCAGCCATCTCCATATATGTCACGTATTATGCCAGTTATATCAGATAAGATTCCTGGTGTCACGCACGTAGACGGTACAGCAAGAATACAAACTGTAAATATACAACAAAACCCTAGATTTTGGAATGTTATTAATGAGTTTTATAAAGCAACAGGTATACCTATGTTACTCAATACAAGTTTTAATTCTCAAGAGCCTATTGTAGAAGAACCATGGCATGCTGAACGTACCTTTAGAGAAACAGCTATAGATATATTAGTAATTAATGAGTTTATGTTAATTAAAAGAGTAACACATGATGGTTGGGGATAAATGAATCAAACACGTGACGAACTAGTATACATTAAAAATATATTACGAGCATCAAATCCACAAGGTATAGATTTTAGTTTACTTGAAAATGTGTTTACAGCATTTGAGCATGAGCCAACTTTTAAAGCAAACATCTTTGATTCGTTTAGCCGTAATCAATTCTTAGCTAAGACGAGTTTAGTCGATGGTTTAGATAAGCTTAATCTTATAACTCCGCAAAGTGAAGTTGTCATATGGGGTTGCTGGTATGGAAGTATGCTTATACCATTACTACATGATAAAGTTCGTAAAATTACTGCAATAGATTTTGATGATAATGCTATTACTATTGGTAAAAATAGATTATTTGAAGAGTACTTTAAAGTTGATTGGATAACTGCTGATCTATTCGAAGAATATAAAGAATGTTATAACACTGCAGATATCTTTATTAATACATCGTGTGAACACATGTTGCCAATGAAATGGTGGGGACCAAAAGGTCCGAGAGCATTATATAATCATTTCCATGAATGGGATGGAAAGTATCATGATGATTGGCCAGTGTATGACGAAGCTTGGTGGGATCGCGTTAAACCAGGTGCTCACTTTGCTTTTACTTCTAATAACATGCGATATATTCCAGATCATATTAATTGTATAGATAGCATAGAAGAGTTTAAACTACAACTACCACCCGGTGCAGAAGTGTTGGCAGAGGATGAATTAGAAGACGAGAGAGGTACCAGGTACCTATTAATCGGAAAGTTATGAAAAGAATAATATATAGTATCTATGTCGACATACCGGCAGCTGAACATTATGGCACTACAAGTAAAAGCAAATGGGATACTGAAGAGAAAGCAGCGATAACTGTTGATGCTTTTAAAGTACACTATGACAGATTAATTCAATGTAAAAAAGATTATGCTGATAGTATAGGTGTACCATTTAAAATGTACACATACGATAATCGATATAAAGAATTTGAAACAAAGTTTAAAGCAGATTATCCACAAGTTACTGGATATGAAATAATAAACTTTTATAAGATACATGTGCTTGAACAGTTAGCACAAAGTTATGACGAGATTCTATACCTAGACTTTGATGCTATACCAATGCAACAACACTCAGAAAATTTCTTTGAAGAGTGGGATTTAAGTAAAGGTATATGTGTTATAGAACAAAATGATAAGATTGTTCATCATGTAGAAGCTAACCAAAGTATACGTAGTCCAACAGCAAAGTATTATAATTGTCAAGCTATGTTATTAGACGGTGGATATTTTCCTGATAACGATGTAATCAATACAGGAATCATTGGAGCAAGTGCAGAACATATAAGGAAGTTAGATTACTTTGGTGGTTTAGAACATGTGCTAGAAATGATGACAGCATTAAGAAGTGATGCTTATAGAGAAACAGGTATATACCCGCAAAACATTATCGATATGTTTAGGTATGATAACGAAACAATCTTCTCATACAAAATAAAAGTAAATGAAATTCCTATACAATGGTTTAGTCCAAAATGGCATTATATCTTTGATAACCAAAAGTTTGTTCCAGGCTGGGCAAGGATAGTACACGCAATTTGTAAAGACTTTGATTGTGTATGGAGAAGGTACGATGCTTAAAATATGTACGGTATATTATAGTGACAAATATACTCCAGACTATGTAGAGAAATTATACGATAGTATAAGAAAAAACTGTAGTATTCCATTCCAATCAGTATGTATTACAGATGATCCTGGTAATACTGCAGCTGATATAATACTACCATATAATCACCATAGCAACGTAAAGAAGCATTGGCATAAACTAAAATTCTTCTCTCCACACTTTGGTTACCAAGAACCAGGGGATGATATCATAATCATGGATATAGATCAGATCATTACGGGCAATATTGATGACCTCATAGGCCATCCTGTAGAAGAAAAAGAATTAGTTACTTATGGAATATGGTGGAGATCTAAGCTACACACCAACGGTGGATTTTACAAATTTAAATCTGGCAGTTTATCATATGTATGGGATGACTTTATTGAGAATCCTGAATTTTGGCAGATGCATTATTATAATGAAAGAGAAGTACACTTCCCATACTATGGTGAACAGAACTATGTTAACTGGAGAACAG